CCTGGGCTCAGGAAAGAAGTTGCCGGTCCACCTAGCAACCCCGGTGTCAGCCATCCGCCGGTTTGCAGTTGAAAGCTCCAAACCTGTTCGTTTTGGATGGCGGCGAGCGCCTCGTTCAGCTTCGTCTTCACCAAGCCCAGGTTCGACCCAGGTATGCCCAGCAGTTCCTGCGTCATGTTGAAGAACGCCACGCTTCACTTCCCTTTCCCGTTGCTTGCTCCCTTTTTCCCTGCGTCCTGTTCCTCAACCAAAAGCGGCCCCCGCAGATCGCTCCGCAAGAGCCGCCGATGTGTCTCCTGGAGAGACTTCGTTCAACGTGTTAGAACTGCCCGACAAAAAGCCCGAGTTGCACTTGTTCCGCCGAGAGGTCGATGGCTCCTGCTTCGGCGCCCCCCGAGGTCACATACCAATGCAGCGTCCACGTTTGCCGCACCCCGGTTCCCTTGGGTTGCGGGCGCACAAAGTACGTTCCGCTCACGCTCAGCGGTGATCCCAGCACGGCATCGATGTAGAGCCGGGGATCGCCCAATGCAATCACGTCCCCGGTGGTCGAGTTATAGGCTTTGGGTCCGGCTCCGTTGCCCACATAGATTTGCCGGCGGCCCACGAAATCCGGATACAGCCCTGTGCCAATCGCGTTGAGAATCATCGCTTACTCCTGGAACGCCGGTGCCGTCAGTTGGCAAACAATCTTGGTAGCCGCCACGGGCGTCTGTACGGCAATGCCCACCGTGGCCGGCAGCAAAGTTCCGCTGGCCGTCGGGTCGTCCAATCCGGTCGAGGTAATGTTCAGCACATCGCCGATCGCCGGGCCCACATTGGTCAACGAGGACTTCAGCAGCACGGTCGCGTCGCCCAGCTCCTGCACAAAGGCGTACACGCCCGTGGCCGGGGTCTGGCCGCTGGAGATCGGGCAAAGGAAGACGCACTTGCGCGGCGAGTTCAACGTCAGCGCCTTGTCGTAGGTGGTCACGTTGTTGATCGGCCCCGCGTAGTTCGAGGCGGTCAGCGACTTGAACATGCCGATCGTGCCGGTGGCCACGTTGGCCGCGGTCGCGCCGCTATCGACCTGCACAAAGCGGTAGCGGCCCGCCAGCAAGGTGCCCACGGCGGTGTTCGACAGTTGCATGCCTTCCTGCTGGGTAATGTCGAAGTAGTCGCCAATGTTCAAGCCGCCGGCCGCGAAGGGCAGGCCGGTGCGCACGTCCGTCAGGCCGGTCGGCGAGGTGAAGGTGCCCCCGTTCAGGGCTAACCAAGTCGGTAGAATCTGCTGAAGAGGCATGTCTTCTCCTTATGCCGCGAACCCGAACGCGTAGCAATTGTGCCTTGGCTGGGTGTTGTAGAGGTTCGTGCCCAGCCGCATGAATAGGGCGTCGATCGACACGTTGTTCGGCATCGGGGCGCGACGCAGTCCAAAGTTCCAACCCTTCTTGTTGGTGGGCCGGATCTTGAAGCTCTCCGGCTCCAAAAAGTAGAGAACCTCGGAGGCCTGAATCAGGGTGGTCGAGGGCAAACCGGAGCCGGTTGGAGACGTGGCCACGTTCACGCCGCTCGAGGTGAACTGCGGGGTCGTGAATGCGACTGTAGTGGTGCTCGATCCCACGCCATCCGCGAGGTTGGTGTTGCCGGCCGCGCCGCTGGCGGGCGCCAGCTCAATGTAGTTCTGGGCTTGGGCTGAGGGGGCCAGCGCATCGGCGTAGATGTCCACGCCGTTAAACACCAATCCATCCCACTTGATGTCGTGGCGCGTGTTCGACACATCGCGCCGCTGCGCGTCCAGGGCAATGGCAACGGCTTTGAAGCCCCAAACATTGGTGATGCCGAGCGTCGGGTTGCCGCCGGTCGCCTTGCACTGCGTCCAAAGCTGCATCAGCACGGCAAAGTCGATCTGGCCCGTGCCGCCGGACGACGTGCCGCAATAAACCGGCGTCGAGTTTAAGGCGGTGCCGATAGCGCCGTTGCGAGCCTGCGCGCCGTAGCTGGTGTAGATGTTGCCATACACCGATGGATCGATGCCGTTGTTGAGCGCTTCGTCCAAGCCGTTGATGGTCTTGATCCGATTGTCGGAGACCGTCGCCGAGGAAGGCTGGCCATGACGGAACGAATCCATCTCCTGCATGGTGTTCATGGTCATCACCATGGTCTCCATGTAGAGTTGGTATTCGTCCACGATCTTCGAAGGGCCGGAGTTGATCACGCCGCCGGTGCCGGAACCGTCGTCCATCTCCCAGTCATCCAGCGGGTACCAAGTGGCGTAGGCCTTGGGCAGAAACTTGATGGCGGTGTTGATCTGTTGGCGGGTCACGGTCACGGTCTGGCCCGGATTGACCGCGGCGCCCTGCGTGCGTCCGTACAGAATGCCTTCCATCATGCCAGCGCCGCCCAGAAACTCATCCCACACACCGGCTTTGCGGAGCTTGGCCTGGAATGGGGTGTCAACAAACAGATTGTTAAAAACCACATTTTTGCGAACACTTTCGAGATTGCTCGCATCTATCTCATTATAAAGGGGATCGGTCGGCATGGCGATTTGTCAGCTAAGCAATGGCAACGATCTTTTGCGCCTGTGCCTGTTGCTGCTCCTTTCGAGAATTTCTCCACCGCTGTGTGGCAAGCCGACGTTTTTCCATCCACGCCGGGTCTTCAGATTTCCGTTCGTAATAGGTGTCGAGGTACTTCACGCGCTTTGCGGCATTCTTTGCGCGATGGATGCGCGTGAACGCTTGAACCCTTTCGCATAGAGCTTTGTATTGAACAGAGGGTTCATTCGCATTCGTCAACCTGAGCAAGTCATTCGCGTACTCAAGAAACACGCTCGCGGAAGTGGTATCGATCTGCGCCCTGCGCCGGCCAGTGAGGAACGGATAGATCGCCCCAAGAAAGGCTCTTGCGCGGTCACCACAAATCACCCAGTGGTAGCATTCAAACCGGCGTTGGTTGCCGACGTTGTAGAGCTTGATTCCACCGCCAAACAAATCCCTGAGCCGGTAGAGCAATTCCGGATCTTTCTGTGTGACTGTTACGGAGAACGACCGACCCGCAGTGCCGCTTGCTGCGCAAGTGCCTTCGCCTTCGTAGATTCCAGCAGCCCAAGCAACATCCAAAGCTGTTGGAATCTTCGTAGCGTCGAGGTCCGATTTGTCCTTGCGAACGATCATTCGGTTTCCGCGTTTTCTGTTTCCAAAAACAAAATGGCTCAAGCCGTTGCCGGTCTTGAGCCATTGCTTGTTCTCCTCGAAGGAGGGGCATGTCGCTCGGTCAATACTCCAACAGTTACGCTGCTCCGCTAGGCGGCTGGTTCCTGTTCCGCAATCTCGCTACGGATCGCTTGCGCGGTCGCTTGGCGGCGCTGTTGCGCATTCAAATTCAACGGGTCTGGCCGCTCGTTTGCTTTCACAGCCCGCGCCACTTCGGCAAACCTGCTCGGCTCGCCGCGCCTGATATCGGGATTCGAGCCGGTGCGTTCGGCCCACTTGCGGTCATTCTCTTCAAGCGCCTTCTTGTGCAAAGCTGTCGCTTCAGCCATCTTCGCTTCGTAGGGCGCGGCGGCTTCCGCTCGCACCTTGGCGTCGTGCTCTTCTTGCGCTTTCTGGCGGATCGCCGCTTCCTTCGCGGCAAAGTCATACTTGCGCGCCACGTAGTCCTTGAAGGGCAAGCGCGCATTGTCGGCTTCCTTGGCCAACTGGTCCACGGGGTCGGGCAGGTATTGTCCGCCGCTCAGCCGCTGATACTGTTGCATGGCCCAAGCCAGGTTGCTCAAGCCCGCGCCCAGCCGCTGGTCGATCTCTTCCATAAAGGTCGGGCTCCCCGGAGTGCTGCCCGGCGCGCCCGCAACGTAACGCCCCTGGCCATCGCGCGGTTGGTTGTTCTGCGGCTGGCCGTTGGTTGGCTGAAAAGTCTGCGGCGTGAATCCGGGCGCTTCGGCGGGCACAAACCCGGCCGCACGGGCCGACTCGTTCTGTGCGCGGTAGAAGGCCGCTTGAGCTTCGAGATTGGCCTTTTCCGTGCCCCAGTTGTTCAGGGCCGGCGCAATGGTCTCTTCGTAAAACTTGCTGTTCGAGCGCTGCGCAAGTTCAGCCGCTTCGCGTGCCTGCGCCGCCTGCTGCGCGGCTTGGTCGCTATCCTTTTTTGCTTGTTCGGCCACCTGGGCCAGGCGCACGGCTTCTTCCTGAGCTTTTTGTCCCGCTTGTTCTTTCTGTTCGGCCGTCGTCAACACTCCAGAGAACGCGCCGATCGCCTTGGCGTCCAGCGCCGCGATCTGTTCGTCGCTCAATCCGGATTGCTTCAGCATTTCTTGAACTGTCGGCATTTCGTTGTCGTCTCCAGGAGTCTTCAATACTGCGGTTGTTGGCCAATCGGTGTCGGTTGTGCCGGGGTTACCAGCGCTGTCTGCATCTCCTGGATTCCCTGCGACACTTTTTCGGCGCCGGCGGCCAGGCGCGGGTCGGAGGCAGCCATTTGCTTGGCTACTTGGAACCACTTTGCCAAGGTCATTTGCAGGGGACTTGCAGGAGCTTGCGAAGGCGGCGCCGAGGGCGGCGGCGCCTGTTGAGAAGTTTCTGGCGCAGGAGCGCCGCCACCCTGCGGGGCGGCGGCGGCTTGATCTTGCGGTCCTGGCATTGCTTGAGGAGTCGTAGCCATCTCGTCTCTCGCTTCTGGCTACGCCTTCACCGCGGTGGCCTTCCGGCCGCCCTTGCGGCCGCGCTTGCGGCCGGCCTTCTTCAGGTGAGTCGCCTTCACTGCGCTAACGCGCTTCCGATGCTTCATGATGTTTTCTCCTTGGGGTTGAAATGAAAACGGCCCAAGCCGTTTTCGGGCTTGAGCCATTGCTTGATCCCCAAGGAGGGGGAGCATGTCGCTCCTGGATTGCTTAATTATCTCTAGGCCGTATCGGTTTTTCTGTCAAGTCCTTTCTAAAGAACTTTTGAGTCGATTCCTAAAAGTTTGCGAATCTCCCCCGATACCGTTTCCGGAACCTTCAGCCGCTGTTCAATGTTCACGCCCAAAATCGGTCCATGGTTATACTGCACCACCATTTTGCCGTTGGTCTTCAGCGCCTGCAGTAAATCGTTCAATGCGGCCACATCCGTTGGCAACGCCACGGTCACCTCGGTCACGTAATAGTCCCTTTGCGCAATACTCCTGATCGCCATTCGATTCCCCCTAACTCAACTTTCCGTGACCGTTGTGCGTGGTTCTCCGCCTTGCGCGCCTTTTTGTTTCAATCTCGGCGCTTTGCCACCGGAAGGTGGCCGGCCACCGCCCTGCTTCGCGCCGCCGCCGCCAGCGCCACCGCCGCCGCCGCCAGCGCCGCCTAGCTGCGATGGATCGATGCCCAATTGCTTCAGGAACAGCATAGTTTGCACTTGAGCGACGATTTGCATCTTCTGCATCTCGACTTGCTCATTAAAGAATTTTTCGCGCTCCGTGTTTCCTTGAACTTCGCCGTAGTTCGCAACGTCGAGCTTCTTCATCACGGTGCACCAGGAAATAGGCGCGTTTCCGCGTTTCAGTTGCAAGTATTTGAGTTGCTCCTGCATCTGGGTAATGCGCAGCAGAGTGCTCGGCACAGAGGTCAGACGAATTTGTTTGGCAAACCAGCGGGCGCGTGTCAAACGGTCGTATTGACTTGGACTATTCGGAAAATTGCCGTCAATCATTTCGTCCGGCAGGTGGCTGGGCACCAGATCGTCCGGGTTGTAGTCAAAAATCTCCCGCGAAATGCTGTCCGGTCCCACGTACTCCATGATTCGTTTAACGTTGAACCATTGCAGAATCAGAAACTTCATGCGGTGGCCCACCGCCTTGTTCCCTTTTTCAATACGAGCCGCGATTCCCTTCGCGATCGGTCCAATCGATTCCAGCATCTTTTCGGCGGTTTCGTTGGCGATGTTCATCTTCATGTTTTGCAGGTTGCCCAGGTCGAGTAACCCGAGTTGCGAATTCTCGGCCTCCTTGAGGTACTTCAAAAAAGTGAAGTGTTCGCCTTGCACTCGGACTTCTTCGGGAAGCAGCGATTGAAGAATCTCTCTTGGCTTGCCGTCGACTCCGTAGCGAACATCCGGTTCAAAGATGTCGAAATGCTCAATTTTCGGTCCGCCGGTCGCGGTATGATCGTAGCCAATCGGCGGGTTCAGCGTGATCGTGATTACATCGTCGATCTTCCGTTCGATTTTCCGCTTAGTCGTCTCGATCGAAGCCACGTCGCCCACCAGGGAGCGGCCCAGCGGTTCCCACGGCACATCGTCCACCGTGTACTGGATCACCGGGATCTTGCCGTCCCAATCAAACGTCGGCCCATCGTAAAGAGGTCTGTCGAAGCTGGTCGACGTGATGATCAAACGCAGGTTCGGATAGACGCGGCAGTCTTCCGCCGTCGCCGCTCGCATCCGCGCCTGCCCGTTTTCCACTCCGCCAAAGATCGACTGGCCGATGAAAGGCACTTTGTAGAACCAGCTGGTGCCCAAGTCGCCCATCGGCAATTCGTATCCGGTATTGTTGATCCGCAGGTCGCGGATGAAGGTGTAGCGGATCTCGCAGTAAAGATTGCCGAAGCTCCGCCCTTGGTCGCCATAGCGATACCGTTCCGCGTAGTCCAGCCGTCTGGCCTGTACTTGGGTTTTGTAGCTGCGCGGGCCAACCGTTTGCAGTTGGCCTTGGAAGAGCGGGAAGCGCCCATGAGCTTCGGCGATCGGCATATAGTCGTAAACGGTCACCGCGTAAGCGTCTTGAACATCGTTCGATCTTGGAATTTGCACGGGAACAACGTCCAGCAAGCCGAGAGCGTCAAAAACCATTTTGCGTTCGCCGTATCCGTATTCGTCGGCGCGCACCTTGGGCCACAGGTAGCCGATGCCCATTACGCTCGCAAACTGTAGAACCTTTAGAATTTGGAACGGAAAATCCGACTCAAGGTAAATACACTTGGAGACCTTGGTCAGCATCTCCGCCACTTGCTTGTAGGCCGGGAAATCCGACCCATAGCCGGCAATTTCACGCACCTCGGCCAGCGTCTCGCAGAATTTGCGGATGTCGTATTTCAGTTCGTTGGTGATCAAGCTGGAGCGGGACTTGTCGCGAAACACAGCGTCAAAAACGCGAAGATTGGCTCCCAGATTCCGGTAGCAGCTCTGGCCTTCCAGAAAGCCTTCGCCTTCCTGGATCTGTTCTTCGACCCAGCCTACGCGAGTGCTCGGAGAAGATTCAAACCGCGGCACCTGCCAATTGACCGTCTGTAATTCCACTCATCGTCGCTTTCCGCTCGGATAGTCACGAGCCATAAGCGCAACTTATGCGCGCACATCCTTGCGCGCATAGTAGGACAAGTGAAATGAAGCGTCTACAGTAATTTGCCGCCAGACCGGCTTTTGTTTCAGTTAATCCATGAGAAGCTAGCGGCACGCGGGTATCGCTAGTAACAAACCCATAACTCCATCATGCAAGCTCAATGCGCGACTCTGCCAGCGAATCTGTTCATCTATTCCAGAAATGCCACCGAATGCCAGCCGCCGCGCCGTTAGCGTCCATGCTCGAATGCTTCGCTGTGTAGATAGCTGGTCCGTTTGAATTGAGTTTTGTCGATGCGCCTGTCGTACAGTTCGAGATGCCTGCGCAGGAACTCCCGGTTCATGTTGTTGCGGGCGTTGGCCATCAAGTGGTGAATGTGGCTGCGCAACTCGGCGCGCATGGGCCCTTCGATCATCTCGCGTTGTTCGTCCTCCATGCGCATCTTCAGCAATTCCCAGCGCCGCATACGTTCCGACCAAATTTCAGCCTCGTGCGCCGTCGAGCACACAATCTTTTCAAAGCCGCGGATCGCCGGATATTCTTCCGGCAGCCCCATGCGGATCTCGCCAGAGGTCCCGTTGTACCAGAAACACACTTTTTTTCTCAATCGCGCGTCCATGCGTTCACCCTCTGTTGTTCAAGCCATTCCCGCTCATCGGCCGGCTGCTCACGCTTCTTCCCAAAACACAACGTGAGCCGTATCCACGGCGTCCGCAAAGTCAGGCTCTGTTCCGGCTCTCGTGTTCTTTGTAAATCGAAAATCTTCATCTGGTCCTCCTGGCAATACCTGCCTAATCCCATTCCCCCACACCCACCATATTCAGCCGGCACGGCACCAGGATCAAGGGCGGCGCGTCGTCTTTCGGTGGTAAGCAGCGCCGTTGCGCGCGCTCCGCCAGCACGTCGAAGTCGTGAGCGGTAAAGAACGATTGAGCGGCGGCGCGCACGCGATCATCGTGCTGTCCGCTGCGGTGTTCGAGTTTCGACGCCCTTCCCGCCGCCGCATGACGTTCCAGCGTCTTCAGTTCCTCAATCAGCCATTTCGATGCGGGCCGGTACCAGCCGCCATTCACGGCTTCGGTAAATTGTGTCATCAGCATCGGCACGCTCCACACGTTTGAGTACCACCCTTCCTTCTTGCTGCTGTTGTCCTTCACCTTCTTGTTGTCGTAACGCCGCGGCTTGTGATGGTTGTGAAAGCCCATCAGTTTCAGTTGATGCTGGCAGGTATCGCCAGGCCGCGTCACTTGTTCAACGCAGAATTTGACGCCGCGCGCATCGCGGCTCTTTTCGCCGTACCAAGCCGCCACACATGCCGCAAAACCCACAACCTGAGCGGAATTCACCCGGTTTGACGCGAATTCGGCAACTTGGTAATCGTATTCGTCGCCAAAGCGATTGCGCGTCAACGAAAGGCACGTTCTATCCTCATCCTCTTTGCCAAGCCCATCCGCCGTATCGATTCCGCAACTGTAATCGCAGCTCGGCCTGGGCTCTTCGAATACCAGCAGCTTGTCGAAGCAGTCGGTTTCCACGTCTTCGTTCACCGGTTTCAGCGGCACTAGAACCCAATCGTATTCCTGTCCGCGATGAGACTTCCAATGCACGCGAATGTGCGCTTTGTCGTAATCGATATTCGATTCCGCGGGTTCGAAACCGTCGTCGATCGAGTCCCCGGTGATCGCGTAGGCTTGGGTGGGCTTCTTTCTTTCCTTGATGTCGCCGCGCAGGTCGTAAACGTGTTCTTCGATCTCTTGTATGGTTTCGACATCGAACACGCTATCGTGGACACCGGTCAGAGCTTCAAAGTCGTCGGCGGGCATCTGCGCCAGCCAAATCTTTTGGCTGTGGTTTTTGCAAGCCTTGAGGTAATTGAATTGCCAAAACCATTGCTGTTCAATCGGCATTTTCCACTGCGCGCCAACCACGTTGGCCAGGTACGGAGTGTTGCGGATGTAGAGTTCGCAGCGCAGAACATGTTTGCGCGTCACCTCTTCCCGCTTGTTCCAAAAGTTCTCGGGAACCGGGAATTGACGCAGCCAATCGGCCTCTGGATAGAGATCGGTCGCCATCGGCCAGGGAATGAAAACCGGGCAAAGATCGTGCAGGCCTTTAGGGAAGTCTTCCTTGGCCGCTCTCCAAGTTTCGGCCAGCCAGCCGGTGTTGCCGCCGCCGGTTCCTTCAAAGACCATAAAGAGATTTTTGGTGCTGTGCGTGGCGCGCAGCAGGCCTTCTTCAATCACCTTTTTCGGCTTCGGAATGTCGGCTAGCTCGGAGACGTGGATCAAGGTCGGCGTCCACCCCTGGGCAATGCCCGTAGCCTGCATACCGGACTGGATCGAGAGAACGCTGCCGTTGCTGAAGGCGCCTTTGGGCAGCCGCTGCGGCACCAGCCACCACGGACAGCGCTCGTAAGCGGTATTCAGGATGCGCCCAATCAACTCGGATTTATCGGCTTGGACCGAGGCCATGACGGCTTGCGTATGGGGGATGAACAGCATACGGTGCAGAAACTTCAGAGCCGTCTTGGTGGTTATACCCACCTGGCGGGCCTTCAGCACCAGCAGCCGGATGGCCACTTGCAGATCGTCGAAGCCCGCGATTACAGAGTCGTAGACTTCTTGCGATTTACGGTTTTTGAACTTGAAGATGGTGCCGCCCTCGTCGCACACATAGGCGTACCGGCTTTCGAAATAGTGGCTGTCCAGCGCGCACAGCAGTTGCTCGTTCTCAATCCAGCGCCGGATCTCTTCCTTGCGTTTCCGGCTGATGGTCTTGATGAGCGTGACGTAGGAGGACCGCGAGTTCGACTCCATTTTGATCAAGGAGTCGATGTACTTCTTGAACTCTTCGATCTGTGCTTGCGTATGATATTCGGGCATCCAACCATGGCGGGTGGCGAACTCGGCCAAGTTCGCTTGGATGATTCGATCACTGTACATCGCTCTCCGCAGTGGCGGAATCGGAGTTTGCGCGGTCGAAGACCGGCATCGCCGTGGATTCCAACGGCGGACGCCGGCCTGCCGGCAATAGCGCGATCTCGCGAATTTGCCTTCGTTTAGCCCTTGACGGCGCTGGTCTTGGCCGCGCGTTTACCCAATGTGTGCACGCGCGGGGTCATCTTCTTCAGTTGAACGAGCTTGGTTTTGCCGCTGACTCTTTTGCGTTTCGGCACGACGTTCCTCCTTGGAGTTCGGAAGGCTGAAAACAGCAATGGCTCAGGCCATTGCTGGTCCTGAGCCATTGCTTGTTCTCCGCGAAGGAGGGGCATGTCGCTCGATGATTGCTCTACATCTATACTGAATTCATTTTCGCGTCAAGCCCGATCTGTTCCTTCTCTTAATCGCTTGACGTATTCCAGAAAACTCTTCAGCACCGCCGGTTCAAGAAAGACGCGGTTGGTCTTCGATACGCCGTTTGAGGCATACAGCTCCACTTGCCAGCCATCGAAGTGAGCAAAGAGCCCGTCGCCCAAGTAAGCATCTTGATCGTCGAAACCCGGCATTATCCCTCCCAAGATTTCTTGAACAATTCCCAATGGCTCGCGTAATCGTCCAGAACCGTGCCGGCGCTCCGTATCGCTTTGACAGCTACTTTCTTCTCGAACCTCACCCCGAGATAGGCGTCGCCGCCGTTTCTCCAGGTTGCGTCCACCAACTTAGCATCGACATCCAGGTTCCAAGCATGATGGAACGAGATGGGAAGATCGGCTTTCAATGCTTCGCCTTCAACGTAAGCGAAGTCCCGGCTCAACGTCAGATCAATGCTGTTGGTAAAGCATTGTTTGGCGGCGCCTTCCAGACCCCAATGGCTCCAAGGGGATTTCTCGAACCATTCGCCATGCCGCAAGAGAAAGTCTTCCTTGCCCAGGTAGTGGTAATCGGGAGAGCATCCCGCCCGTATCGTTCTCACCATATCCAGCAGGCGGACCAGTCTGGCCTGATGCTCGTTCAGCTCATCCAGCCGGTTGGTCCATTCTGTTCGAAACGGAACTTTCTTCATCCTTTGAGCAGCCTTTGCCTTATCGGAATCAGCTTTTGCTGCATATTGTCGGCCGGCGGAAAAATCTGATCCAGATCGTCGTCTCCGTCGAAGACTTGCGTGGCGGGGCTTTCTCCCGTCTCTCTGGACTCGCGTCCGCCAAAGACCGCCACCTGCTTGCCGATAAATGTCGGTCCCTTGGCTGAAGGCAGCCAACCGAGTCCGGTGTGGAACATGGAGCGGTCTTTCTCGCCGCTGGGCTTCTTGGCGTAGTTGATCGTCTTCCGCATCACAGCCGGATGCGCGGACCAAGCCAGCACCCGCACAATGTTGGCTGAGGCCGACTGCATGGCAAACATGATCGCGCCGGCAAGTTGTTGGATATTGATTTTGGCTTTGATCGCGACAGCTTCCCACGGCAGCTTTTCGCGGTCGCCTCCAGGAATGGAATCGTACTTTTTCAGGAACTGCGCGATGGTCTCGTCTTCGGGGCAGAAGCGCATGGCGCCGAGCACGGCCTTTAGGCCCCCTTCGGCGTTTCTGAACATGGGCGTAATTTGGGGGGCTCTAGCCACCGATTCAGGGCTGATCTTGAATCGCCGCAGAGCATCCGCCGTCTGGTTCCGTGGGCGCAACGGCTTGGGCGCGCGCAATGAATTCCCGTTCCCGCTCCCCAACCCAGCCGCCTTCTTCGTCGAGGCTGAGCCATTGCTTGATCGGTCCTTCACTGGCGCCATGTTCTTCGCGGATACGGTCTTCTTCGCTGGGGACACGAGAGTAAGTAGCTTCCCGCCATTCTTTCGGTTCCGGGAACTGTTTGGCGAGTTGTCTTTCGAGCGTGTCATGGATATCTCCGAGGGCTGCTCCAATTGCCTCAAATGCTAGCACAAGCCGTTCTTCCCGCTCTTCATTCATCCCGCGCTCCTTCAGGTTCCGGCTCTTCGATCCAGCCCTCTTTCCCTTTACCATAGACGCGGTAGCGGGCTCTCTTCCGTTCGTCGGCGTGGGCGAGAATGGGCAGCGCCGGCTCATCCAGCATTTCGTCCAATACCGTTCGCACTTTTGCCGGAGTCGGCCCTTCTTGTTCGGGCATCCATGTCCCAAACGGCTGGCCGTCCTCGCGGATGGCGCGCATGACTCGCATCATTCGCCCGCCCGGTTGTGGAAGGCGCATCGGGCTCTCGTCAAACTTCGTCCTCAGCCGGCGGCGCGCGCTCATTGCGCACGCTCGTTTCCCATCAAACCGCCGGGGGGCTGAACGTCGCGGAAAGGCAACTCCGGGCCAAGCCGCTGGCTCCGCTGCCAAGCGGTTTCCATGGTGGGGTTTTTGCAGTCGTTGTGCTCCACGGTGTAGTGGACAGAGAACCAGCCCACTTTCAATTGGTGCCATTTGTGGTGTTTCCCAATCGGTTTGTGGCATTTTCGACAGATACGATGATGTCGATCGGGCGGCTTTAGCAATTGCATAAGCCGCTCCCTCCAATTGGCTTTTCCGCGTTTCATCATTCAATCTCTATGTGAAGCGCGCGCAAGAACGCGTAGTCCTCCGGCGTGAGTTGGAGGGTTGGGCATTGGCCGTGGTCCGTTTTCCACCCTTCCCGCATCTCGCGGTTATCTTCTCTTGATTGCAGCAAGCGCCGTTTTTTGAGCGCCTCAAGCGCTTTCCGTCTTTTATCCGTCACCGCCATTTGCGCACGCATTCTGAACCGCATTGAGGTCACCTTCGATGCGCGGGCCACGCGCTTCCATTCTCCGCTTCAGTCCGGGCCGGCGCGTGTGGCAACAGGTTCACCGCTTCCGGCCGATCTCAGGCGGTCCGCGCCAGCGCGAGCCCGCGCACTCTCCAGCCCTGAAGCTGGAGAACCCGTTAGATGAACTGCGCAATCGGCGTGAAGCCGGTGATGTCCGGGCTGGGCCCCGCCACGATGGTGAAGGAATCGGTTTCGGTGGCAACCGTGCCATCCGCGTTGGTGTAGTCGATGGTGAGTGAGAACGTCGTACCCACGGTGGCCGAGGTTGGAATCGCGACATAGGTGCTCAGGCCGGTGGCGTCGGCGCTGTTGGGCCGCAGTGGAGCGTTGGTGGTGTCGGAGCTGGTCCAGACGGGTGGGGTAGCCGGGTCGGGCACGGTGCCGGCTGGGAGCGTGGTGGTTGAGAAGCCGGGAGTAAAGCCTGGAGCGATCGGAAGCAATGCCATGGGATCTCCTTGTTCAGTGATGGTTGTGAAGCCGGTGATGCGGCGGGGTTCGCGTTCGATCAGGTACAAAAGGCGATAGAGGAGCCGTTGGTTTTTCAGCACCGCATTGAAAATGTCGGTAAGCGTGGGCATCGGCGCCGCCCTTTCCACTTTGGTCCCCGCAACCTAGCCGGTTACTTGGTCTTATTGGCGTTGCCCGTGTACGGCCCAGATTCGCTGCTCCCTTAAGCCGCGGGGTTGGGAGCTTGTCAAAAACGGTTCAATCGGGCAGCACGTCGCCGGTCGCGCCGCCTAAGGCTTGCTTGCGCGCATAGTGGCGTTTCTTCACCACGGTCCGGCCTTCATCGTCCTTGCTCAAGGTTGGCACGTCTTGCCCGCTGCGCTCGCGGACGGCATTGAGTTTGACTTCGACCGGAATGTCGAGTTCGGCATCCACGGTTTTCTGGTCGGGATCGTCTGTGGCCACGCCAATTTTGATTTCGAGGTCGATCTTCTCCGTGTCCAGCCCATGCAGATTCAGCCGGATGACGATCTTGCCATCGTAGCCGCCCAAGTAGGCATCGGTTTCGCGCAAGTTGCAATCGGCGCTCAGCTTGGCGCGAATCAGACCGACAACGTCGTTGATGATCTCTTCGCCGGTTAGCCCTTCCACATATTCGTCAACTTCCACGTCGCTCCACCTTTCCTGAATCAAGAATTGTACGCTGTTTCTCGACGGCCGCCACAAACTGTTCGGCATCCTTGGCGCCCAGCTCCAATTCTTCGCAATCCTGCGCCCAGCCGTCGTAGCATCCATCGCCGCCGCGAAAGAAGTGGATGGTGCCGGTGGTTTCAATCAGCAGCGTGCCCTGGCCGCCGGGAGCGGGCTCGCCGGCTCTAACCGTTCCCACCAAGTCGAGAATCTCCGCGCGCCCGTCGCACCGCATCACTTGGATCTTCACCATTCAGCCTTTCCGCCGCTGTGTCTGGCCTTGAATGCCTTGAAGTCGATGATGGTCTTCGGGTGGGGAGTGACGCGGCAGGCTTTGACGTACTGCACGGTGCGCCGAGAGATGCCCAAGCACTCAGCCAGTTTTTTCTCGGTAATCGGCAGTTCTTTCATCAGGGCGCACCATTCCTGAGCGCGTTCCTTCCGCTTTTTCATATCCGCTTTGGTGGGCTTGGGCATCACGTTAGGTTTTCTTCAATCCAGTTTCCTTGGCTCTTGCCGAAATCGATCGGAACCCGGCGGCACAAAGGCAGTGGCGCGGGATCGCGCAGCATGGCATCCAAATGCCTGCGCAGCGATTCGGGCGTAGCCAGCGGTCCCACTTCGCCATGGACCTCGAACATATGTCCATCGCCATCTCACGGCCCCTCCGCCAAATTACTTTGTTTCCCATGGGTAGGTTTTTGCGGGGTCGAACTTCAACACAGCCAACTCCGCAAGAAACTCCTCTGCCGATTCCCACCCGTTCTGCCTTCTGATTTCTTGCATCTCTTGCAACGTCTTTTCTTGCTGCTCTCTGAAAAAACGCTTGAAGTCCTCTACGGTCTTGATCTCCTCGGCCATCTCACGGCTCCTCCACCCAATTGCCCGTGCCCTTGCCAAAATCCAATGGCACCCGCCCGTCCACTTGCTCGCCGGTTTCCTCGTCGACCAACGGCGGCAACCCAGGGTCGTGCAGCATCGAGTCCAAGTGCCTGCGCAGCGACTCAGGCGTGGTCAGCGGTCCAACTTCGCCATGCACTTCAAACATCTGTCCATCGCCGCGCACCGCGCGCAGGAACTGCATCTCGACATGCTCCGTTCGGCCAAGGCCATCGATCCGCGCCAACACGACCGGCTTCATCCACTCCGTGCGCAGCCACCGCGGGCAAGTCTCGCTCTCCATCGTTCTAACTTGGGACTTATTCCGCGCTCTGTCAACGGTGATTTTGCGCCGCCCTTTTTGGAACAAACAAACCAGGCTGCCGGCGGGCGGCTACAGGTGGCCGGGCCGGTAATTTTCAAGTTCGCGCTCCTTTTCGGCAAGCTCATCCACCAAGCCTTGAACCTGCTTCATGTGATCCTCGTAGAGAACGTACTCTCCGCGCGAATCACGCGCCATCGTCGCAATTGCGGCATCCACCACCAAGCGGTACCTCTGAATTCGCATCGGCGATCCTTTCCACGGCGTTGGCATCCGCCTCATCTGGAATTCCACTCAACCTGTTCCTTGGCGCCGGGTTTGAGCCCGGCCCTCACTCGCGGGTAGATTTCAGCGTTCCAAGGGCTTTGTAGCCCACGGCAATCGCCGGCGGCAGTGGAATGTTGCCGTCGAGCGGGCGCCAGAGATGCAGGCAGAAATTGTGGTTGTTGACCCAAGTCGATTTTGGCGGATGCAGTTGCATCACAGGCTCTTCCTCGTCCCAAAAGAGGTCTTTCACAAAACACATCTCTTTCCAGTAGGGGCAGCGATGGCGCGTCGACACGCTGACGTGCTCCCACGGAATGTTCTGATGGGCATCTCCCGGAGAAGCAATAATCGTCAAGCGTTCGCCGCAAGGCCCCGGAATCTGGAACGCCCCAAAGTCGTCGCCGGGCTTCGACCCCCAAGGGCCATTTTCGATGCGGTATTCGTCAAGCGAGGGCGGAAACTTCACTTCAATCCTCCATTACGGTCAACGGCCGCATCGGAACCGGCGAATTGCGTGCCTTCGAGTTTCGGGGCGGTTTTCTGTCCGCGGCGGTAGGCTTCAAGAATGGCGGCGTTCCAGTCCGTCTCCAGATCGAGTCCTTTTGCGCCCACATGAACCAAGTCCTTGATCTCTTCCGGCACCTCGGGCTCTGGAGCGGCAAGAGTGGGCGCGGGGATGCCTTTGAAAATCTCGTCGATGGCGCGCAACTCCTCCACCTCATCCACCAAGCCGCGGTACACCTCCACCGGCGATTGAGCGTAATCCTTCCCCGCCACCGCCTTCATGTATTCATGCCCGATGTTCGCCATGTCCGCCACATACTCCGCGTCCCGCCCATCAAACTCCAACTCCGCCTTCAACAACTTCCAACATTCCGCCCACTCCCGCAACTCCGCCTGCTCGGTCACCTGCCGCCCCGCCCCGCCGGCCGCCGCCCGCTCACCCTCCTTCATTCCTCCATCCAACGCCGCGATACGCTCGCTCAAAAGCGCGTTCACCGCCCCCCGGTCCATAAACCGATACGGCAAACAGTCCCCGTTTCCATCCTCCAGCTCAATCGCCTCACTCAACCGCAACCACTCCTCATCCGTCGGGTTCACATGCAAATCGTCAGGAATTCTCATCCCTCACCTTCCTTTGGGAAATCATCCCGTTGGCTTTGTGTACTTCTCGAACCAGAACACCAATGGAGCCGGATTGATCGACACTACTCCAAAGCGCTCGGCGTGGCGAAAGGTTGAAGAATTCTCGCGCAACCGGTCCACAATCCGGTAATGCAAATAATCGCGCCATTCCTCAAGCCCGCTCGCTCCTTTGTCGATATTGCAAGACGCGCACGATGGATACAGGTTGTCATCGCAATCGTTCTCTGGGCTGTAAAACTTCCCGGTGGCAACCATGATCGTCCTGTCATGGCTGTCCCTGCCAAACTTCAATTCACGGTTTACAGGCTTTACGTGGTCGGCGTGCCAACCTCTCTGCGCCAGTAAACACCCGCAATAGGCGCATCGCCCACCGAACATCATCCGTATCTGTTCGCGTCGCAGCTTGCTTAATCTCATCCGGGCACCAAGGTAGTCAGATACCCAACTTCACTTCCTTCACCCTCTCCGCCGCCCGCTCCAACGCCTCAATCAGCGTATCCTCATTCGCCAGCCGCCCCGCCCCGCACATCCCCTCATAACAGTTCACCAACCCAAATGGCCACCCATTGAACTGAATATAGACGTGCCCCGCCGGCACCTTCACCCCCATCGAGCATTCACACGCCTCCAAGTGCGGGTTGACCGCAAACCACCAACTCTCATCCACTTGGTGCTCAGTACATCCCGCCTCCCCGGCAATGCCCTTCCACCCCATCGCAATCCCAAACTCACACACCTTCTCAAACACTTCCGTCATCGCCCACCCCGCTCACCCGCACCGCCAGAATCGATAAAACGCCGCGCTTCTCCATCCCACACCCTCCCTCAATCCTTCCCCGGATTGCTCAAACTCGCCGCCCTGCGCACAAACTGAAACGACAAAGCATACCACTTCTGTTTTTAATTTGCGCCTCACTTGCGCTCTTTTCGGAGCGGCAGGAATTTGAGATTGCGCTTTAATTGC